ACGGAACTACTAAATCTTCAGCAGGTATAAACTTTGATACTGGTCTAGCTAACATTGCATCATAATATATTTTTTTAAAAGTAGATCCTGATAATGGTAGATAAAATAACATTTGATCCATGTCTGTCGTAAATTCTTCCATCTCCTCCATTAACATGTAATTCATATATTCTTTTACTCTATTAGCCTGTTGATCAATTGCTGGTGTCTCTAAACCAACAACTTGTGTTCTTACTGGCCCATCACTAGGTATTAATTCTTTATATGCTTGTGCTTGAAATTGTGTTACTGATTCTGCTAATAAAGGGTGAGTTACGTTAGATGCACCCTTAAATGGTCTTGTCAAATCTTTATACTTAGTTCCTAATAGATCTAATCCTTTGATGTATGTATCTTCCCAATCTTTTCTAGATAATTTATCTTTTTTGTATTCTTGGACTAGCTCCATGGCCATATCTTTTAGAACAGTTTCATCCATCGTTTCAGATAGATTTGCATTGAAATTATCTTGTGGTCTTTCTTCTTCTAATTCTTCTTCACCCTCAATAGTTATTTCAGGCGGAAGTCCTTCAGGTTGCTCTACTAATTCTTCAACCTTTTCTTCTTCTTTAATTTCTATTGGGTTATCTTTTTCTACAGCCATGTCTTATTCTACCTTATTGATTTAAATATATCCACTACTAACCCACCACTGGCTTTGTAAGTTTTTTGTGTATACTTCATCAGAGGGTTTACCTTAATCGCAAAAGCATCAAAATACAAGCTTGGGTCTGATGGTTGCATTTCTTTATATCCAGACATAGGAGTTTCACTTGCGTCTGAATGATATTTACTTGTAATTTTTTTTCTAGATAACTTATGTTTTTCAGGATACTCAAATTTATTTGTTTCAATTTTTTTGTATATTTTTTTTGGATCTGATAAAGATAATTTTACAGACTCCGCTTTTGAACCATAGAATCTAGCAGCCTTCTTCATCAAATCAGGCATCACAGCAGCACCTTTTTTATCAATCCCTTTACCAGAAGCGTAACCATAAAATCTTTCATTACCAGCCTTATAACCTTGTCTAAAACTTAATTTATCAAAAGGAGCCACAGCAACAAAATCTACATTTTCTTTTGCTGCCTTATTCATTAAATATTTTAATGCATGATCACCATATTGATCAGCTTCTACCATTGGAAAGTAGTCAACTTTATTAGCCATAGGATCTCTAGAATAGGTGTTTCTTATTTTAGTATTTATATCTCTTAACTCGCCACTAATACGTTGAACTTTTCCCGTAAGACCCTTTTCAATTGCATCATCTATTTCAGCTAAAAGTTTTGATCTATTGTTTATTAGTAAACCCATTTCTATATCTGCTTGAAATGGATTAATTCTTTCAACTCCTGACAATTGCTGAGACTTTGTTAGCTGTTTAGCAATGCTTTGATTTACATCAGATTGTATTTCATGAATTAAAAACCCTTTTTTTCCATCAGGTGTAAATCTAGTATCAAATCTTACGTGATAAATTTGATTATCTCCGGCATCACTGAAGTGACCAGGTTTAGTTCTAGCAGATCTGTTACCAGGAATATCTTCACTTAATCTAAATATTGTCTCTCTGTAATCTTTACCACCTTGTAAGGTATATTGTGATTCACCTGCATATTGAGTTTTAGTTGCTCTTAAGGGTGATACTTTTGCATTTAAATCTGCTTCTAATTTATTTAATAATTTTTTTTCTGGCTCTGTAAGCACAGGTCTAGCTTTTACTTTTTTAAGTGATTCACGTAAAGATGTAAAACCACTCTTACTAATATCATTTTTAATACCGTTTATGTAATAAAGCGCATCATCTAAATTATTTGCAATATCTATATCTTGTCTATATTTTAATTTAAAACCTCTAATTTGATTTACTAATGCTGAGGTTGATTTTTCAAAAGCTTCTTTGGCTGCAGGAGATGCTCCTAATTCTACAGGTTTAAGTCTATTAATAGGATTTAACTTTATCATGTTACCTATTTCATTCGCATCTAATTTTAAACCAAATTTTTTAGCTGCAAATAAAAGGCCACCTGTTAAATTACCAGTATCATCAAATACAGCTAAGTTAGTATCAAATAATTCTTCTTTAGAGATAGTAGCTTTTCTTCCTGCAAACGTACCGCTATCATAAGTAAATTGTTTTGGATCTCTTACAGTTTTTGTTGCAGGTTTGCCAAATACTTTAAAATTTACTTTTCTTGTTGAAGTTAAATGATTAAGCCACTCATCGGCAGAGTATCTTCCTGGACCTATTTTCATAGCCCAATCATAAGTTGATGATCCAAACGCAGGAGCAACATCATCTCCCATGTATAATGATTTAGTTTGTTTTCTAATTACGGGTGGATTTGCTAATTCTTTTTTTGCTAACTGTAGACCAGTTTCTTGTGGGACTTTACCTTCGTACGTAAGAAGTTTTTGTTGTTTTCCGGTGGCCGCTGTCGCTGATTCTTTTTTACCGCCCAGCAATTTACGACCGACCCTCAAGAAAATGTTTTTAAGGGACACTGGACCCCCTTAATATAATTTTGTAGGTTTCTTTCTACCTAGTTTACAACCTTTAGCCATGACTGATTTTCCTTTTTTATATCCCATAGGAAGACTCATCATGCCACCACCCATTTTACCTTGAGCTTTTAGTCTTTGTGTAGCTTCTGTTAATCCGCCACCCATGTAACCGCCCATGCCTTTAATAACATCTGCTTTTCTTTTTTTTCTAGCTTCTTTAAGTTTCTTTGCAGTATCTCTCCCTGCCATTGCTCCAACTCTAGCCATCATGGGTCTTTTCATCATCATACCGCCACCCATTTTTTTCTTAGGTCTTTTTGTGAATGGTTTTTTACCAGTTCTTTTTTCATACATTTTTTCTAATGCTGCCTTACCAAGTAAAGCTGCTGCTGCAACACCTGCAGCTATCTTACCAACTCTTGTAGCTTTTGCTGCTTTAACAGCACCCTCTGTCATTCTTCTTCCAACAGATGGTTTTACAGAATTAATTGTTTTTGTTGGGTCCTTAGGAAGATCAGATAATCCACCTTTTCTTTTACCAAGAAGTGCTTTTTTCTTTTTAGCAATAAGTGCAGCAGCTCCTAATCCTGGAGGAATTGACTTTCCTTTTTCTTTCATTTTCTTAGCACCAAGACCTAATGCCAAAACACCAAGTGCTGCTTTCATTGGTTTTTTTCCAGCCATAGCTTTTTCTATCGCCATGCCTCTTTTCTTTTCATATCCGGATAGTTTCCCGTCTTTGTCTAAATCTGCTTTCTTTGGATTCTTTAGCATAAAATCTCCTAATAATATTTATAATCCTTTTCTATTTTAAAGTTGGGTTCATCCCAGTCGTCTGAATACGTAGAAACAAATCCTCCTTGTCGGTATCTTAACACAGCTTGGGTCATAGAATCAACATAGTCATCATATTGACCATTAGGAAAAGCTGCACATTCCTCAACTACCTCTTGAGCAAAATGCTCATCTAAAGGAGCATATACCATTCCAGACTCAAACACTGGAGCCACAGAGTTAATTCTAGTATGTTTATCTCTACCTCTAGCAGGAACATAATCTACTACAGGAATACCTGCTCTTCTTAATTCATGAATTAATGGTTGACCAGATGCTTTAGCCTCAATGATTACGGTTTCCGGTTCCCAGTAATGATATTGCTCTATCGCAACATTTTTTAAATCTGGAAAGTCATACCTACCCTTCATTGCATCTAGTAGTATTATGCATTTCTCATAACCTTCTAGTGGTTCAAATATTCCCCATGTAGTAATCGCACTATAGTCTGCAGTTTCTTTTTTTGAAAATGCAGTATCATAACTTTGTATTACGTGTAAAAGTTTTGGTAATTTTTCTTGATCCCAGTCTTGCCACCATTCACGTTTGATGATAGCTCCCTCCTCTGAAGTTGGGTCCTGCATGTATTGTGCGTTCCAATTTTTTGTGGACACCGAAGCCTTGACCGCTTCTAAATCTTCTAAGCTCCAATACTCAGGCCATACAGGTTCTCCACTAGGCATTATGGCAGGAAACTCTATTACGTTCCATTTATCTGCTTTAGGTTCACTTTGTGCCTTAATGAGCCTTCCCGTTAAATCATCAGTAGCCCAACGAGTCATTACTACACAAATACGGCCACCGGGTTGTAAACGCTGTCTGGGTCCTGATGAATACCAATCATAAGCCCTGTCCATAGCAGAGTCAGACATTGAGTCTTGCTCTGTATGTGGATCATCAATAATTAAAAGGTCTGCCCCTCGGCCGGTTATAGAACCGCCTACACCTGCAGCAAAGTATTCGCCCCCATGATTCGTCTCCCAACGACCTTTTGCTTTTGAATCTTCTCTTAATGTAACATTTCCAAAGATCTGTTTATACTCCTTGGTGTTCATTAAATTTCTAACTTTACTACCGAATCTTGTTGCTAATTCTGCGTTGTGTGAAACTTGCATTAATTTCATTTTAGGGTTCCTACCAATCATCCATGCAGGAAATAAATAAGATGCAAACTCAGATTTAGTATGCCTAGGAGGCATATTGATAATGAGCCTTTTCTCATCATTAGAGGCTATCTTTTGAAATTGTTCTGCAATAATTTGATGGTGCCCATACTTATTTGGGTCCTTTGTTTTACGATAAATAAAATCTGGCCAAACAGCCTCTGCAAAAATTAAAAAATTATCCTGGCATAACTTGATCCACTCTAATTGTTTTTGAAAAATTAAATCTTTTATTTCTTCTTCTGTGTACTGCTCTAAGTTCATACCGTTTGGGACCCTAGTATATGTATTCATATTGCTTTGTAAACCTCTTTGCTTCGCAAAACGGGTGTGTTTTGCGTGGTTTGGTGCTGGTCTAAATAGTTAGTAGTTAATAGCTAAAAATGAGCCTTGTATAGATACACCAATGGCGAGTGATAACTCGCCATTGGCTAATATAATTTATTCAGTTTTTAATGCGTTTATAAGTGTACTAAACTTATTAACAATCTTGTCTTTGAACTCGTCAACTACAGGGTTGCCATTGTTTTCTAAAATATGTTTTTCTACTTCGCCTTGTAGTAGTTGAAACATTATCTCATAGTTAAGTTGCTTTTTACCTTCAACTGTTATGTGTAAATCAGTTGCAGGGGTTGGCGCATTATTACTTACTCGTTCACTTAATACTTGAGCAATATTGATAAGACTATTTGACATTGTTATCACCTATCGCTTTGTATTCACTATAAGCAATTTCAGTAGTGAACTTATTATATAAATCGTTATGAGCAATTTTGAAATTAGCAGTTTCAAATTTTTTTCTTTTACGATTTATTTTTTGTAATCCAAAACTATTACCATTCTCGTCTTGTACAATGATTAAGTTTTGTTTCGTTCTCTCAAAGCAATCAACTATGTTTTGTTTCATAGTGTCTAACTCTTTTACAAGTCTATTAGACTGTAGCTTTAATTGAACATAAGCAAGAACTACTTTTTTTTCTTCTTGCTTTAGTCGTCTTATTGCATTTGTCATTTTACCTCTTTGTTAAGTTAATGTATTCTTATGAATACCCCCTTATCTTATCAAATCCCACATTAATAACAATACAATAGTGTGTTCATTTTGGGTTGTCCATTTTGGGTTTTTCCACAAACAAAGATAGAACTTTTTTAGAACTCCCTGTGAACCTGTTGCACAGAAGCAACTGGTGTGTTGTGAATAAGCAACACGACACCGAGCCGTTGCAAACGAGCAACGGCAACGGCAAATGCATTACCAACTACACCAATATTCTACAACCTTTTTTTCATCAATTGCTTGTTCGCAGAACTTTAAAAATTTAATGTCCTGCTCTTTGTATTCCTTGACACTTTCCTCTTGAAATTGTTGTCCCCAAAAAAAACCATCTTCGGCAACGTAATCAGAGAAACCATTGTCTATCGCTTTACGCAAATCATCAACGACCTCTTTAGTCATATAGCAGGGTGCCTCTTGATCGCCATTAAAACCTAAATGTGCTAACATACCCTCAACTTTTATTTGTGGGTTTTGTTCTGCCCATTTTCTAGCCATAAACTCCTGAAGTCTTGCGTGTTTTCGCCAAACGAAAACCTTTGAGTTTTCTTCTGTATCGTCATCAAAGTATTTTTCCCAATTTACTTTATGACCTCTTAAGTGTGCGTGTTGGTCTAGTCCCATATCTTCTCCTTTGTTAGTTCTGTTCATCTTATCAAATCCCATGACTTTTGCAACAACTATTTTTAATAGTTGTCAAACTTCATACAGAACTTCACCTGCTGTGGAAACCATCTGGCTACCCCAGCTTACAAAAATTTCTTGTCAAACGACAACGAGCTTGGGTAACGAGATCCTACAGCAGGTAACGCCAGTCCTTCGGTAATGAAGAGACGTGTGCTTCTAACGAGCAGCTCATGCGAGAGCTATGCTCGAGAGGACCAGTATGGCCAGGACCGTCAGCGTGAGCTGCGGGAACAGTAACCAAAGCACCAGTAGTATTCCTAGTACGTGCATCACGACATCATGTCCTTCTCCTGAGCTGCAGGATCCTTCACCTCTGACTCCGCCCAGCTGTTACCGTTGGCAATGCAGCGAGATCCCCGGGCACCGGTAAGCGCGTAGGTCTTGCCAGGCATTGGTTTATCCTTCTTTTCATTAGCCGACCCATCGACAATGTATTCGCATCCGTAATATTCATTTAATTGTTTGATTAGTTTTTTATTCATTGTTTCTCCTTTGTTAGTTAGGATCAGTAACTCTCTAGAGCTTCCTCCACCCATGGCCATTGGGGTGTTACTAATCCCAGATCATTACATAAGACCAGATGGGATAAATGTCAAGAACTATTTTCATAGACTTACCACCAGCAGTACAGCCCGTGCAGTCCTGATGGGTCTGCTTTAATAATGATATTGCGTTAACAAGCGACATTTCAAAACGACATTCATCAGCTGCATCTGGTTCAGGAGCCCCATGAACTAACAAAGAGGTATAAAAAACATGGGGCTCCTTAACGAGAACGAGCTGTGTCTGGGGAAGCTTCTGGATCTCCAGCTGCACGGGCACGGGTCAAGTTCAAACGAGAACGAGAAACGACATTCCGTGAACGAGAACGAGATTCACCAGTTACCTTCGCCAGTTCCTGCAGGAGACGCTGCTGGACCGTTGGCCATTGAACGGGAAACGAGAACGAGGCAAACGAGACAAGGGAACGAGGATCAGTGAAAAGGGACACCGGTCTGTAAAGTTTAAGCTTTCTCTCTGAGAGGGTCTCTTTGAAGATAAAAACTGTACCACCTTCCTTAACATACTTGTTAATCCAAACTATTTGCCATTTATTTAGTGCTGGAAAACTGAGCTTATCTGATTTCAATTCTATCCAAAAAACATATCTATTCATTACGGCATGTATGTCAGGTATACCATTAATTGTGCTAGATTCTATGCGGGTTAAAAAGCAATCAGTCAGATTTTTTTTAACTTTTTGCCACAACAAACTTTCTCTTTTTTGTTCGCTCATTTCGAGTCAGTAATTATAGTTTTGTAAACATAAATTTCATAAATATTTCCATAATGCTCATTTTGTTTATCCCACATTTCTTGAAATTTTTTGTCAGTTTCTTCACCTTTTACATAAAAAAATATCATATCTTTTTGATACCTTTCACTACAGACCAAGGTATAAGTGTAGTATTACCAACTTCTTCTAGTTCACCCTTATCATTTTTAGACATGTCTCCAAAAATTCTTATTATACCTTTCGTTTGAGATAATAAATGACCTTTTGTAATACAAATAGGAAGTGTTGCTGACATCACCGATTGAGGACTTTGCCAACTGCTATCACTACAAATATCAAACCACTCTACAGATACAAGAGGATACCTGTCCTGCCAGTTTTTTGCTTTTTTATTTATTGCTATCTTTCGTTTTAACATTAACAACTCCAATAGAAGTATTTAAATTATTATTATGTCTATCATTAAACACCTTGATAAACGATGACCAACTAAGATTCCGAAACTTTGGCATCGATGGTTTTGGCGTTGTGGCCATCGATTTTTTCGCTAAGTTCCTTGAGCTTTGCTTCAAGTTCTTCACGTGACATACCCTCCAGACCAGTTACTCTTACTTCTTTTTTATCTATATAAGCACCAGCTAATTGACCAGATCTATATTCAGCGTTAATTGCTGCTGCAAACTGATCTTTCTTTTCTGCTTTATCTGATAATCTATCTAATCTTTTAAATCTTCTTAAGTTGTCACCTTCATACATTTTAAGTTCTTTTGTAAACCTTGAATCAAAATATTTTGCTATGTGTGGATTTAATCTTCTACTTAATAATCTTGAGGCTATAACTCCATAATCATTTTCATTTTTACATTTGTATCCGGCTCTTTTTAAAGCCTCTGCCTGTGTGATTGATCCCCAATCTTTAACGTATATCTCTACAAACATCTTTTGTTTTGGAGTCAGATCATCTACTGTCCTCAATTCTTTTTTTTTCAAACCCATATTTCTACTATATAGATTATTTCAACACCTGACTACAACCTGAAATTTATCTGATTGTGTTACCGCTAGACTGGTGTCCCTCAGGGACACCATAGGGACACCACAGGGACACCAATAAAATTGATTAAAACCATTGGTATTATTGAATAATAATGTTTTAGGGACAGCAGGGACACCTGTTTTACCCCCTGGGGTACTTTTTTTATCAAATGAGTCTAGATAATCTATATAGATAAATTTTAATTATTCCAATTTTAGCAATAATATGATAGAAAAAGTTATTCATATGGTTATTCATTGTGAATTTTTTGACTTCCGGGGGTTATCATTATTAGCTCTCTAACCTGGACCCCCGGTTTAAAATTCTTACGTCCACCGTGACTAAAAATCAATCTCTTTAATTTTTTTCATTATCTCTCTCTTCTCCTCACTTGTTTTATTAGATCGATAATCTTTATATAAATTTCTGTATTTTATCCACTTTTTTTGCAAACCTGTAAATGTCACTTGTCCGGTGGCCTGTAACTTTTTGTAACGATCAGTTATCATCTCTGGATCGAAACCAGCTAACCAACAAATTTTAT